GTATTAAAGCTCAAGAGCAAGCCTTTCAAGAACAAATGCAACTTAACAATGTGTTGATTGAAGATGTAGCAAAGATCACAGCATTAGACCAACAATTAAACCAATATGCTAACGTGAATTGGCAACAATTGTCTGATAATGATTTTGTGGAAGCGCAAAAACTTTTCTTTACATATAACCAACTACAGCAAGAACGTAGTACACTCGTTTCACAGTTTGAAGCCAAGAAGCAAGAAGTCGTTCAGAAGCAAACGCAATTGATGGCTGAGAAGATAGCTAAAGGTAAGGAAATTCTAGCTAAAGAGATACCAAATTGGAGTCCTGAGACTAACCAAGCATTGTTATCTACTGGCAAGGATTATGGCTTTACCGATGCAGAACTCAACGCAATTGTTGACCCTCGTCACGTGAAGGTATTGCATGACGCTATGCAATGGCGCAAACTACAACAAAATTCTACTGTAAAGAAAAAAGTATCAAGCGCTAAACCAGTAGTGAAACCTGGAGCTAAAGATACAAAAGCCGAAGCCAATTCTAATGTCCGTCAATTACGTGAATCATTACGTAAGACAGGCAAATCAGATATGGCTGCAAAACTCATAGAAAACATGCTTTAATTTACAAAGGAAACCATAATCATGGCAGCATCAGCAACCAATAGCTACACCGGTAAAGGTATAGCGGAATCATTTGAGGATATCATTTTTGATATTTCTCCAGAAGATACACCATTGCTTTCATTAGCAAAACGTATGACAGCCGGGCAAACATACCATCAATGGCAAACAGACGCACTAGCAGCAGCTGGTACTAATACATCTGTTGAAGGTGATGACGCTTCATTCGCAACATTACCTGCTACAACAGTATTAGGTAACTACACACAAATCTCACGTAAGACAGTTCAAATTTCTAACACTTATGACGTTGTTCGTAAATATGGTCGTAAGTCTGAAGTTGCTTACCAACTTATGAAAGCTGGTAAAGAACTTAAACGTGACATGGAATATGCAATTGTACGTAACCAAGCATCATCAGCAGGTGGTCCAGCAACAGCTAGATCAACAGCAGGTATTGAATCTTGGATTACTAACCGAGTAATTGCAACAGGTTCTACAGCAGGTACAACACCTGGCTTCTCAAATGGCACAGTAGCATCACCAACAGATGGTACTTCTGTAACATTCATTGAAGCAGACCTAAAATCAGCATTACAATTAGCTTGGACAGATGGTGGCGAACCATCATTAATCCTTATGTCAGCAACTAACAAAGCTCGTTTCTCAGGCTTTGCAGGTATTGCTACTAAGTTCAACAATGTTCAAGGTACAACACAAGCAACAATTACTGGCGCTGCAGACGTTTACGTTTCAGACTTCGGTAACCACACAGTTAAACTAGACCGTTTCATGAGAGATCAAGCTGTTCTCTGCGTTGATCCTGGTTATGTTGGTTTAGCTTCACTACGCCCAATGAGCAAAGAAGAACTTGCTAAAACAGGCGATAGCACAAAATGGTTACTCACAGCAGAATACGCATTAGTGGTTCAAAACCCAGATGCTCATGCTAAAGTACAAAACGTAGGTGCTTAGTAAGTAGTTATGATACAATAGAGGGTGTTAATTCGCCCTCTTTGTATTTTTATATATGCCAATATTATTTGATCACAATAGCGTAACAGGTGTAACTCAATACTTTGATTACGACCCAGCTAAAGATACATACTACCTAACTTCTACACAAGATATAAGTGGAATGTTAGACAAGATTAAACAAGCAAGAGATAACCCAGATACATGGGATAAAGGCGTTAAACAAGAATGGGCGCACTTTGCTAGTATTCCACCAGTAGTGGAAATGCAACTAAAACAAAAAGGGATAGATATATATAACCCTAACCAAACAAAAGAGTTGATGAAAGAAATCAACGAGAACTATCCATACTTAAAACTGACTACTAAACGTGGCTAAATATATTCTAGTTATCTGTATGTTACTTACAGGATGCACACAATTTGCAGCATCTGTATCAGGAACATTTATAGGCAATATTGCTTCAGATAGAGTGCTAAAAGATATGGATAAAAATAAGAAGTAATGGATAAAGAAGAATTAAAGAATATACAATTAGCTATACACGACCTTATCACTAAGGAAGCGTATGACGAAGCATTACCTCTAATCTACACAGTATTAGAAACATATCCTAATGATGCAGCTACACTAAACTTCTTAGGTTATATTTGGTTACAAGGCGATAAACCAGCATTTGCTTACCAATTCTTCCGTAGAGCATTACAAGAACAACCAGGTAACAAAGCATTATGGACATCTCTAGGTCGTGCAGCTCACGAAATGGATATGCCAGAGGAAGCTATACAATACTTCCTAAAGTCAGCAGAATTAGACCCTAGTTATCATTTAGCTTATTCTAATGCAGCAGCAACGCTAGTACAGATGTCTAAATGGGATGATGCAGAGAAGTCATGTAATATGGCTTTAGAATGCAATCCTACAGATTTACACGCACAATTAAACCTAGCACATAGTTATCTAGCCAAAGGTGAATATGATAAAGGCTGGAAAGAATGGGGTAAGTCTTTAGGTGGTAAGTTCCGTAAAGAATGGGTATATGGTAACGAAGTAAGATGGGATGGAACACCAGATAAAACATTAGTTATCTATGGCGAACAAGGTTTAGGTGATGAGATATTTTATGGCTCATGTATTCCTGATGCTATTAAAGCTAGTAAGAAAGTTTATATAGACTGTGACCCTAAACTAGAAACATTATTTAGACGTAGCTTTCCTGAAGCAGAAGTACATGGTACTCGTAAAGAAGCTCATCCTGAATGGATAGCAGATAAAGAATTTGATTACAGATGTGGTGTAGGTGGATTACCTGAGTTCTTTAGACATAACAATAAAGACTTTCCTGGCACACCTTATCTAAAAGCTGATCCTGAAAAGCGTATTATGTGGCGTGCTTTGTTTGACTCTTATAAAAAGAAAGTCATAGGGATCACTACAAAAGGTGGCATTAAACTTACCAATGCTAAAGGTCGTAAGCTCACAGAAGATGATTTACAACCACTATTAATACGCAAAGACATACAATTAGTAAGCCTAGATTATAGCGTAGAACGCAAAATTGATGGCGTAAAATACTTTGAATTTGCAACAGACGCAAAAGATTATGATGACACAGCAGCTATGATTGCTGAACTAGATATGGTTCTAGGTGTCAATACTACAGCTCAACATTGTGCTAGTGCTATGGGTGTTAAAACATGGTGTTTAGTACCTAAATATCACCAATGGCGTTATGCTCAACCTAGTATGCCTTGGTATCGTTCTATGCGATTAATTTACCAAGATAACAGAACATGGCGAGAAGTCATTGAAAGTGTAGCCACCCAAATATAATGGGTATGGGTGATTGGATCATGGCTTCAGCAGAAGTCAAAGAAGCAAACCAAAGCACAGGTAAGAAAGTAAAACTTGGCAATGGTCACCAAATGTTTATTGACCCACATATCTTTGCTAACAATCCTAGATTAGCAACTAAAGATGATACAGATGTAGTATGGGTAGCAAACTATCCTGGTAAAAGACCTTATCTAAAAGGTTCAGATGGTAAACATCTTATATTTAATGACGACTATAAACCTAAAGCAGGTGAGATATTCTTTAGTCACGAAGAAAAGAAGTGGATAGATAGTTTTGATAAAGGTGACTATATTGTCGTAGAGCCTAATGTTAAAAAGACATATCTACATGCAGTTAATAAGTCATGGGATAAATGGGAAGCATTACTTAAACATGATTTACCATGGCTACAATTAGGTGATATATCTACACCTAAATACACAAGGTGGCAAGAAACACCTACCTTTAGAAACGCATTACAAGTATTAAGCAAAGCAAAGTTATTTGTAGGAACAGACGGTGGTTTACATCATGCAGCAGCAGCTTTAGGCATACCATCTGTAGTTATTTGGACAGGATTTACTTCACCGAGGCATTTAGGATATGACACCCATAGAAATATACATGACGGTTCAGAGCCATGTGGGACTTTTCATAGCGTATGTAGCCATTGCCTTCTAAAAGCAAAAAACATATCTGTAGAACAGGTTTTAGATGCAGTTAATACTGAGTGGTATAGAACGCAGAGATAACGTCTTAAAACGCTTACAAACGCATTGTAAGGGTATTTTAACAAGAGAATGGGATGGTAAGTCTATTCCTGTAGTTGTTGGCAATTTACATGGTGCTGATAACATACAAATAGAGTGTAGAAAGCAAAATATACCCTATATTCTCATAGATCATGGTTATTTTCACAGAGAAATGGATTTATCTTGGGCTAGATTCTGCGTAAATAACTATCATTGCACAGATTGGCGTAGTTCAGATAGAGAAATACCTAAAACACACGAATATCGGTCAGGTGAAAACGTAGTCATACTGCCACCTGCTGACAAAATAGCCTATATCTACCAAAAATATAATTGGTTAGACCAAACGATAGAGGAAATACGCAAATATACAGAACGTAAAGTTGTGGTTAAGCGTAAAGGCGAAGGTGATTTTAAACAAACTATGAAAAAAGCTCATGTTATTGTGAGTTTTGGTAGTGTTGCAGATGTAGAAGCAAGTATTCATGGTATCCCTGTGATTGTTTCAGATCATAGTCCGGCAATACCTATTTCAAACAAGATTCAAGATATAGAAAACTTAAAATACCCAGATAGAACTGAATGGTTACGTTCACTAGCTAGTGCTGAATGGCATAAAGACGAAATGGACAAATGCTGGGAAAGATTAAAAGGACAATTAGATGGCATTAACTAACTACACCACGTTTACAGCTACAGTAGAAAGCTACTTAGCTCGTAATGACTTGACAAGTGTTATACCTGACTTCGTTCAGTTAGCACAGTTAAGATTAAGTCGTGATTTAAGAACAGAAAGAATGTTAAAGGTTGCAACGACTAGCCCAACTGATAACAAAGTAGCGTTTCCATCTGATTTTTTAGAGTTAAGGGAGATGCACTTACAAGGCAATCCTCCAATTCTATTAGAGTTCCAAACACCTGATCTATTCTTCCGTAATGGTCAAACAACATTATCAGGTCGTTCACACTACTTTACAATGTTAGGTACAGAATTCCAATTTGCACCTAGCCAAGATACATCATATACAGTTCAAATTTTATACTATGCTCAACCTACATTTATCTCTAGCACAACAGCTAGTAACTTGTTCTTAGCATACTACCCAGACGCTTTACTTTACGCAACTCTAGCAGAAGCAGAACCATACTTAATGAATGATCCAAGAATTGCAACATGGTCAGCATTGTATGATAGAGCAATTGCAAACATCAAGAAAAGCGATCTTGGACAAACCTATTCATACACAACATTAAGTGTAACACCACGATAATTTATAAAGGAAAAACATCATGGCAGAAATGAGTAACTTTTTAGAGAATGCACTTATTAATGCAACTCTAAGAAACACAACATATACATCAGTTGCAACAGTTTATGTATCACTATGGACTTCAGACCCTACAGACGCAGGTAGTGGTACAGAAGTATCAGGTGGTTCATACGCTAGAACATCTGTAACATTTGGCGCACCTTCTAACGGTGTAACAACTAACAATGCTGACGTAACATTCCCAACAGCAACAGCTTCATGGGGAACAGTAGGTTGGATTGGTATTAATGATGCTTCTACATCAGGTAATCTTTTATACCATACAGCATTAGATACAGCAAAAGCAATTGACTCTGGCGATATCTTTAAGATTGCTTCAGGTAATTTAAGCGTTACATTAGCGTAAGGATAAATCATGGCTCTAGTCGTAAAAGATAGGGTAAGAGAAACCACTACCACTACAGGCACAGGTACTGTTACATTAGGTGGTGCTGCGACAGGCTTTCAGTCATTCTCTGTAATTGGTGATGGCAACACTACTTTCTACACTATTCAATTAGCTAACACAAATGAATGGGAAGTAGGTATTGGTACATACACATCTTCAGGAACGACTTTATCTAGGGATACTATACTAGAGTCTAGCAATAGTGGAAGTGCAGTTAATTTTAGTGCAGGTACAAAAGATGTATTTGTAACTTATCCTGCTGAAAAAGCAATTTATTTAGGTAACTTACCTACTACATTAGTAGTCACAAAAAGAGATACCACAACTGCAGACGTTGCTTTAGCTAATGGTTATTTACCTGTATTAAACAGAAGTGGTTCAACAATTAACGTAGGAATCAGTTAAGGACAATTATGGCAACACGATATTCATTAGTGCTAAATGGCACAACAATACAAGAATTACAGTCAGGTGATACTGTTATTGGCTTAACTTCTAGTACAGCACTCCAAAAAGGTGATGGTTCTACTGGTCTTACTGCAGCTACTGCTGGAACAGATTATGTAGCACCAGGCACAGCTACTACATTTACTGCTAAACAAACATTCTCAGGTACATCTAGTGCTATTGCATCTAAATTTACAAATGCTTTAGAATTAGTCACAGTATCAGCTACAGCAGCTACAGGCACAATTAACTATGATGTAACTACACAATCAGTTTTGTATTATACATCTAATGCTTCAGCTAACTGGACAGTAAACTTTAGAGCTTCTAGTGGTACATCTTTAGATACAGCTATGGCAACAGGTGAAGCTATTACAGTAGTATTTTTAGTCACACAAGGTTCTACAGCATATTATAATAATACAGTTCAAATTGATGGTAATTCTGTTACACCTAAATATCAAGGTGGTACAGCATGGACAGCAGGTAACGCTTCTAGTATAGATGCTTATTCTTATACTATCGTTAAAACAGGTTCAGCAACATTTACAGTATTCGCAGCTCAAACTCAATTTAAGTAGGAATTAGTTAATGTCATTATTGTCAAGACTAGCTATACAAGCCGCAAGAGCTTATGGCGTTCTATCATCTCGTAGCACTAATGTATCAGCAGACTATCTTGTTGTAGCTGGAGGCGGTGGTGGTGGAGGTGCAGCTTATTCAGGTGGCGGTGGAGCAGGAGGTTATTTAACTTCTACAGTAACATTATCTACTCTTAACAGTTATAGTGTAACAGTTGGTGCTGGCGGTGCAAATGGCACAACAGGACTGCGTGGCACTAGTGGAAGTAATTCAGTTTTAAGTGGCACAGGAATAACAACAGTCACATCTACAGGTGGTGGAGGTGGCGGTGCAGGCGATAATAATGCTACTGAAAAAAATGGTAGAAATGGTGGTTCTGGCGGTGGTGGTGGTAATGACCAAACAAGTAGTACAGGATCAGGTGGAACAGGAACTTCAGGACAAGGTAATAATGGTGGCACAGGCGCAACTGATGGACTTACTTTTCGTGCAGGTGGCGGTGGCGGAGGTGCTTCAGCAGCAGGTAGCAATAATTCTTCTGGTGCAGGTGGAGCTGGAGGCGCAGGAACTGCGTCATCAATATCAGGTTCTAGTGTAACTTACGCTGGTGGAGGCGGTGGTGCTGGCACTTCTTCAAGTGGTGCAGGCGGTGCAGGTGGCGGTGGTGGATTAAACACTTCAGGAACTGCTAACACAGGTGGTGGTGGTGGTGGAACAGCTACAACAACTGCTGGCTCTGGAGGTTCAGGAGTAGTCATCATATCTTACGCATCTGCTACACCTAAATTCACAGGTGGCACAGTTACTACTTCAGGTGGTAAACAAATACATACATTCACAGCTTCAGGTACATTAACACCTGCTACAGCAGTTACAGCTAGTTATTTAGTAGTAGCTGGTGGTGCTGGCGGTGGAGGAAATATTGGCGGCGGTGGTGGTGCTGGCGGTTTACTCACAGGCTCTACAACACTCTATTATCCTGCAACATACACAGTAACTGTAGGTGCTGGTGGTAATGGTGGATCAGGTGCTTCAAGCACAAGTGGTTCTAATGGTTCTAATTCAGTTTTATCAGGAACAGGATTAACAACACTTACTGCTACTAGCGGTGGCGGTGGTGGTGGGTATGATACTGTAGGAACTGCTGGTGGTTCAGGTGGCGGTGGCGGTGGTGGCGGAGTTAGAGCAGGTGGAACAGGCACATCAGGTCAAGGTAATAACGGTGGTAGTAGTAATACAGTTGTAAGCACAAACTTTCCTTCAGGCGGTGGTGGAGGTGCTAGTGCTGTTGGAACAAGTGGTGTAAGTGGAGGAGCTTCAGGAGCTGGTGGTGCAGGAACTGCATCTAGCATATCAGGAAGTTCAGTAACTTACGCAGGTGGAGGTGGAGGTGGTGCTTATAGTAATACAGCAGGTGCAGGCGGCTCAGGTGGAGGAGGATCTGGAGCAAATGGAACAGCACCAACAGCAGGTACGGCAGGTACAACAAATACCGGTGGTGGTGGGGGGGGTGGTTCTGCTGCAAATGGTAACGGCGGTGCAGGCGGTAGCGGAACAGTTATTATCTCATACGCTGGATCACAACAATTTACAGGTGGAACTGTAACATCATCAGGTGGAAACACAATACATACATTTACAAGCTC